TGGCATTCTATCAATGTGATGTTGTATCCAATTATATCCACCAGCTTCTCTAGCCGGGCATGTTGAATATACTAATATATCATTATTATTATCATTATTATAATCATATTTATATATAGCATGTAATAATTCTCTATGGATTTTATATCTTTCTTCTAATGTATACCATTTGGCTGTAACTTCATAGTGAAATATATTACTCAAATGTACATAAGTTGACCCTTTTAAGTTGGGTCGGCATTTTGCAGCAAATTTGTCATGCTTGTGTGTATTAAGCAAGTTCTGATGATAATAGTTTATGTTTAGTTTAGGGAATACTGTACGATACCATTCTAAAAATCCTTCTTCATATATCTCATTCAAATGTTGTTCTGTATATTCTATTTGTTTAATACCTTTAAAGTATTCAAATTTACTATCATATTGTTTAAACTCAGTTCCATCCCACTTTCCTACTCTACTATCCATAAAGTTATTTGCAAACTTTTTAAAATCAGTTCCATCCCATTCTTCAATTATCTGTTGCATACACCCTAGTGCATATCTACTTACATCATATATCCATAATGTATCACCTGCTGTTAATTTTTTATCAAATGCAAAGAATATAGGAGATATTCCAGATGCTGGAGCAACTACTTTAGTAAATTTTCTAACTGGTGTGTCTTTGGGTGGTACAACATTTCTGCCATTTTCTGTATTGGCTATAAAGAAAACATTTGGATTAGTAATTGTTAATGTTTCGTGTATGTTTCTAAATCCATCTTGCTTAACTTCTCCATACGTATACCCTTTTGATAATCTAACATCCTCGTTCCATGATATTATTTTATGATTATCTCTTAGAAGGTGTTTTACTATATTCCACCCAGTTTGTTTTCCTGTATATGTTCTTAAATTACTACCAGGGCCTACCCAATGTGGTGTGTATCCATCATGATGATTGTTTTCACTACGTATTGGTTCTGGAAGCTGATACGGTTCAACATCATCTTCGTCGTTTCCCCATTCTGGCTTACCTGCCGACTCCCACCATTCTAGATCAATTAAAAAGCATTGTTGATGTATTGAATAATAATCATCTTCTTTGTCTAGTATATGTCCAATAAATTTAGCATCTAGATTTTCTTCATAAAATGTAGGAAACTGTTCTTCAAATTCGTTTAATATAATACCCTGTTTAAATACAACTATCTTTTTAAAACCATTGCTAATTGCTTTTTCAAATAAATCTACAATTTTCTCTTCTGCATATTGTTTATTACAAAAGAATGATAATTCAATAGACCAAAAGTCAAGTGTGGCTTTTGAATAATGCTGTAAATAGTCAGTTTTTATACTATTATTATAAAGCCAACCTATACATAGTTCTTTGCTTTCGGTTTTGTTTCTCCACCAGTCTTTTTTAAACATTTTTATTCCACTTTAATAGCTTCTGTAAATAATTATCAGGAATTTCTGTGAATTTATCCATTTCTTGTTTATCAATCCATACTAAGTTTGGATGTGTAAGAGTTCCACGTGATGATAACACTAAAACATTATTTTGATATGAACTATCTTTTATTTTGCCCATTAGTTCATTGTGTAATTCCCATCTTTGCTGTAAGCTGTAATAAAATGAAGTAGGTAGGTAATGAAATATGTTACTTAAATAACAAAATGTTATTGGGTGTCGTAATCTATCTGTTTTAAACGAATTAACAAATCCTTGATATGTATTTGGATCAAATATATTAATTGGCAAATAAACTACTTCAATTTCAGGTAACACATTGGTTATCCATTCTTGAAATCCACGTTCATTTAGTTTATCAAATACTTCTTGTGTATGTGGTAACTTATTTTTACCTCTAAAAATATCTCTTTGATATTTTTCATCTGGTGCTAACTGATTCATTAGATCAGTAGCAAATTTTTCGTAATTAGTTCCATCCCATTTTTCAATAATTGTCTTTGTGATGTTAATAGCAAATTTACTAATATCATAAACAAGTATTTTACTGTATTTGTCGCATCCTAATTCAAATGCATATATTAACGGTGTTAACCCTGCGGCTGGTACAACTAGTGTATCCCATTTTTCATCCCATTCTGGGAATTGTAATTTTCTTCTTTCAACTTCAAGATGAATATCTCTTAAAGGCTCTGTATTAGCAATAAAAAATATATCTAAATCAATTTGCTCCATAACACCGGATAAGTGTCTAGGTCCATCTTCTTTTATTTCTGGATAAGAATAGTGTTTTTCATCTCTAATATTTTTATTCCAGGATACAATTCTTTGTTGATCATCTAATAAACTTTTTACTAAATTCCAACCCGTATGTTTTGCATTATATGTTTTATTATTTTTACCTGGTCCAATCCAATGAGGTGTATAATCGTCATGCCAGTTAGAAATACTCCTAGCAGGTTCGATTGCTTCTAGTGGTTTATTTTCTGGTGAGCCCCATGCTGGTTTGCCTGCTTTTATCCACCAATCAACATCAATCATAAATGCTTGTGGATGTAAAGAATAATACTCGTCACCTTTATCAACTATATGTCCAATAAAAGTTGCATCTTTATTATCTTCATAAAACTGTACAAACTGTTCTTTAAAATTAGATAAAGGAGTTGTTCCTTGTTTGAACACTAATATCTTTTTATATTTCTTCTCAACTGCATCTTCTAACAAACCTTCTATAGTATCATTGGCCATTTGTTCGTGGAAATAGAATCCCAATTCCATTGACCAATAATCTGTTAAGTTTTTAGTGTATCCTCGAGCGAAGTCATCTTTAATGCTATTGTTATATAGCCAGCCAAACCCTAATTCTTTTGATTTGCTTTTATGTTGCCACCATTGATGTCCAAACATGTTTAACATATATATTTCCTTTATAGTATATGTTTATTTATTCTATAATTTTTTGTAGTGTTTGAGACTTAAAATCTTCTAATGTAGATGTATTAGATAATTCAATATCAAATTTCCAACCTGCCCAGCTCCATTCACTTTTATGCACATCAGGAAAAACAACAGACATACTGTTGTGTTCTACGTTATTTGCACCTGCTTGATTAATACTAGAAGCAGTAGCCCACCAAAGTGGTTTATCATTTCTCCAAACAACTGCGGTTGTTCCACCTAGGTTCTTAATTGCTTTAAGCTCATTAAAAAATCTACAGTCACTAATAACAACATTTTTTGTACACATCTCAATTTGACGTTCACATGCCGCTACCCAAATGTCTGGGTGGAAGTGTGTTCTTAATACATCAGTACCTACGTGCTGTAATGCAAACCGTGGAGTAAAATTAGGAATATCTAAACGTTCGGCCCACCACTCATCAACAGTTTCTCTCCATACTCTGCTTTCTGATGTATTTCCTTCTAGTAGGATTCTATCCCAACCAAATATATTTGCACATGCATCTTTTAGCACTCCTGCAAAACTAATACGTTGAAAGCCTTGTTCTATGAGAAAACCTGCGGCAGTGTCTTTGCCGTGACCAATGAGGCCACATATACCAATTACCTTTTTCATAAACTTATTATAGTGGGTTTTTAATTATTTGTCAATAACAAAATTATTGTTTTTAAGTTTTTCAACTACTTCTTCAAATTTTTCACCTAATACTTTAATTCTTAGATAAATTCTTTCTCTTTTAATAGTAGGTACACCGTGTACTGTCATTCCATTAAATAGAGTAGGATGCTTGTTGCTATAGTAATGATTGTATTCAATATCTAAATCATTCCATCCATATTTCTTTTCATAGTTAACATTTCGTTCTGGAGTAACTCCAACTCTACTGTAGAAACTAATTGGTTCACCTGCATCTTCTGGTTCAATAGGAAACATTATTCCACACCACATATAATGATCTGTATGGGGATGGAAGCTATAACCAGGGTCGTAATGTAATAGATCAATATCACGTGGAGCAATGGGTTGTTTGAAGTTAAACATATTAACGTATTTTTGTATAACTGGATATTCTAGTAAATCTTTACCTTCGGTTTTTTGTACTGCAATAGCATTCATGCCTGTTCTACCTTTGAACTCTCTTTTTTCTGGAGAAAGGTATTGCATATAATCGCCAAATTGCATTATATTGTGTTTGTGTTGATTTACAAAATCTAATAGTTCTAGCCTATCGTATGTTATTTCATCGATAGTACAGTGGTGGTTACCAAGTTGCATTGTTATCCTATCACAAAACCTAAACCTGTACTTCCATCGTTGTATAATGTTAGTTCAATTTCAAGTTTATCAATCTCTGCCTGTGCATCTGCTCTAAGTTGATCTGCGTTCATTGTAGTACCACCTTGTGGTCCTGCAATCTGTGTAAATTTACCACGTGCTTCTGATAGTATTAGTTTAGCATGAGCAAATGCATAATCCTTTAACCAAGGACCTGCATATGTATCTTCTAATAGACTTTCTGTTGGTCTATAGTTGTAGCAATGCAATACTGCATTGTCATTTGCTTTAATCTTACGTTGTAAAATTAACCTTTTATCTTGTGGACGCCAAGTAAACATTATTTCAGCACCAAATAGTCTACCCATTGTTTCTCTATTTTGTTGTAAGAAATCAAATGATGCTAATCCACCATTTCTACTACTTCCTAATAGATATGTATTAATATAAGCGGCTTGGAATGGTTCTATATCGTTACCTGTTCCACTACTTACACCAGTTGTTCTACGATAAATGTCACGAACTTCCATTACTTCATCTGGTAAAGTATATTCACTCTGATCTTTTATCATATCTAATATAATAAAACTTTCCTCAACTGCATTTTCTGCACGTTGTCTATACTTTGATAAAGATTTGTCTATTGCTAGCTCATAATGTTCTGGATCTAGCTCAACATCAATCATTCCACCACCTAGGCGAAGTTCTATTTCTTTTTGAAGTTTGTTTGATGCACTCATTTAAGTTATTCTCCTGCTGTATGTATTTATCATAACAACTAGAAATTTATTGTACGTTTACCAAACCTTATAGGGTTATTTAAACACTCTTCTAGGTATTTTCTAGCTACATTTTGCCATATTGAGTACTGATCGTCTTTAATATCATCAATAAATATTATCTGTTCAAAATTTGTATCTTTATACAATGAACAATAATGTTTAGCATATGTGGAGTCTACTAGTTCAAGTTCGTCTTTGAATGAACTTGTATTAATTATACCAGGTGTGTGATTAGTGTATGTTAATCCATTCCAAGCATCATTGACATTTTGAAAAGGAGTATATGGTTGATCAGCATCTGGATAATTATAGTCTATGTGTATAATTTCATTTACTTCTTGACGTTGTGCCCATCTTGCAAACATTCTACTTTTGCCAGGATGTACATTAACTCTTCCTGGAATCCAATACGCAACTGGCTTGTAAATTATATCTTGATCTGCCATATACAAATGCTGTATTAAAAACCTGCATTGTTGCCCTGTGTGCGTATGCATAAAATTTTTATTGGTGTTAATAAAGAATTCAAAATGCTTATCTATTTGTTCCCAATTTTTTCTTACAAATGTTACCAAAGGTTCTAGTGTTATATTAACAAGTTCTGGAAGACTTAACCTATAATTACTAAGATTGGATGCGTCGAAATAACCTATGTTTCCGCCACATTCTATGTGATTGTCATACCATTTTACAAAGTTACTATATGCAATATCCATACAACTATTTATTGAATGTTGCTACTAGTATTACTTCTCCATTTATACGACCGTTTAATTTAGTTTCTGTTGTTTTTAATGTTTCAAACAATTTCTCTGTTTTAGCTCTTGTAGCTTTTTTAACTTCTGGTAAGAATTCAGCAGTTTTACGAACAGTACGTTGTACACTTTTTTCTTCATCGTATCCTGTTATAGTAGTTCCTTTAACACTTAGTCCACTACCTTGTCGTTGTAATCCCATAGGGTCTACATTTTTAGCATAGTACATTCCGATCTTACGGTTCTTAGTGTTAAAAACCACCAGTATACGGGCGTAAACAATATCTGCTGGTGTTATGCTACCTAAACCATATTCGGTGTCTGTTTGCTTAAATTTGAGCTTCTTAACAACATCCTCTGGGCTTTTTATACGAGTTTTACGTGGCTTACGATTTGCTTTGCTTTCTGCTTCAACAATATCACATGCATCTACTATTTTACGATATACTTCTAGTAGTGATTTTTTCTGCTGAGTATTAAGATGGTTGTATCCTTCTTCTAGTTGCTCACGCCAGTCGTCAATTTTATCTTTAGGAACTTTAGTATTAAGTTCAGTGTATTCTTCTAGTCCATGAATGTATCCTTTACGTATGATACGTGCATGGGCTTGTTTAACACCTGCTCTGCGAAACATCTCAACTGGAGCAAAGTCTTTTACAAATGTTAGATCATATCCTGAATTAACCCAATCATCTAAAAACTGCTCAACTTCATCAGTCATTAGCATTGCGGCTTTGTGTAGCAAATCTTGTATTGTAGGTTTATACACATTCGCAGTTCGTTTAGCTTCGGCTTCAGCTTTTTCTTCAGCTTCGTCTACAAAGGTTTTACCTTCTTCAATTGCATTGTTAATACGTGTTTTAATATACGTAGAAATTGGTTGCGGTGTTCCACCTGTACCAGGAAGACTTTCCCAATAAGCATTCCATGCTAAGTGTATATCTGGACAACCCATTGTAAGCATACGACAGTAATATCCTGTCACTGCACTTAATGATTGACTCTTTGATGCTTTTACACATTTAATATCTTTTTTTGTATATTCATTAGCAAGCATCCAATCATATGCATACTCAACTAAGTCGCTTGCTTTGTAATTGCGATAATAATATTCAGTTGCATGCTGTCTTTTAACATGATACTCTTTGCCAGACCAACCGTCTGCACCTTCCCATGAAGGATCTTGTAATGAACCTTTACGAACTCGTTGTGAAGGTGCTCTTGCTTTTTTCTTTTTAGTAGCCTTGGGTAATGCCATTGCTTATACTCCGTGATAATCTTCGAACATATGACGATCTATTTCGTCTGCTTTATTTTGATACTTATCAATTAAGTACAAAACTTCGCTTGTTTGAGGTAATTTTTTTAATTCTTCGATGAATTCTAGCAACTCCATCATATTATGATTACTCCTGTGAATGTTCTAAGTATACGGCTTCTAGTTTATAGTGTCAACCTTTTTGAATCCAAAATTTGCAACCACATGTTGATTACCTGTTGAATCTTCAACAATATCTCCAACACTAACACTATACATACGAGATAAACGTTCAATGTTTTCTTCCGGACCCATATTACCTGTATGAAACACACCTTCTAAATTATCAGCAGTAATGTTTGACACGTGTGTATAGTATCCACGATTAAAAGCATCTGCGGCAACTGTACCTGTGTCATTTTTACTAAAGCTCATATCTAATTTTAATGATTGTTTATGAACAGCATCGTGTCCTTCTTCATTAATAAGATCAATTTCAGCGTCTGTTAGGTGAATTTGGTATAATTTAAATGTTTGCATTACTGACTCCTTTAATTAACTATACATATAGTATACGATAAGACGTCTTGGTTGTCAACCTTTAGTCGTCAGAAAAAACCCAATGAAATCAATGGGTTACAATTTTTTTAAATTTATTTTGATTTATAATGAATTAATTTGTCATAATATAGTGCTAAGGTAGCCCATATTGCGTCTGGATACAAGTTAGTATACTTGTTTCCCATTTTATGATAATTTTTCCATACTGTTTTACTTGCATCAAACTTACTGTAGTATTTCCAAAATTCTGTATCAGTTCTATCGCTTAACATATAATGATGTTTTATATATGTACTATTATCATTCCATACATTACGCATTGCTCTATTGTACGTATTAGCTCCATAGCCACGTTGTAAGCACCGTACAAGCGTTGTTATGCTGAATTGCGTCATAAACAATGCATTACTTTCCAAAGGGTCTATAAAGCCGTTACTAAGCCCTACTGCAACTACATTATCATGCCAAGGATTAGATAGAACACTAGGATTCCATTTTAATAGTCTAGGACTTTTTCCCATAAAGGGAGTTCTGTGTGCATTTACTTTATTAAATTCTGCAAGTGCATCTTCGTCTGTTTGATGTTTACTACTAAACACATAACCTGTTCCAATTCTATTTGTTAAGTCAATAATAAATTGCCAACCGTTGCTACGTGCTACGCTTTGTGTATATCCTTGTACATCGCTGTCTTGTAATTCAAAAGGACACACCCATGCTTTATCTACTAAATGATGTTCAAGTGTTACTTCTGTATTATCCTTTACAAACTTTCTACGGAAACCTGTACAATCTAAATATAAATCATATCCCTCAGGTAACTCGTCTAAAGTGTCTATAATATGTGTTACATTTTTACAATTGTTTTTAACTATGTCGCCTGCTTTTTCAGCATCTAAGTGATAAGCAGTTGCTTGCCAACCACCTTTATGATATAGTTGATCATTAATATTGTGCTTATCTACTTTGCCGGAATCATATTGTTGCTTCCATTTATCAAATACATTATTATCATTAAACCAAAATGTAAATGCAAATTCATCTCCACCCGGTTTATTCCATTGACTTTTTATATTGACAAATTTCTTTTGTGCATTACTTTTTTCCATCCACTCATCTTCAGACATTCCCATGTCTTCAAAGAATTGTGCAATTTGAGGTAATGTACTTTCACCTACACCTATTATAGGAATATCACTACTTTCAATAAGTGTGATATCATAATCTGGGAATTGTTTTTCTAAATAGCCTGCAGCCCACCAACCTGTAGTTCCGCCGCCAATAATACAAATTTTCATAGTTGTTCCTTATATGCATTATTTATAATAACGCAGGCATATTTTACCTGCGTTATTGTATTTTTATTTTTCTTCAATTAGTCTTTCAAACTCTCTCAAACGTTTATATACGCTTGCTAGTTCAATAATAGTAGGCCATGCTTTAAGTATATATTGCATTGAACCTTCTACTCTGCCAAAAGCTCTAATAATTTGTTGCATTACACCTAGTGTTACAACACCTGCTACAATAGCTGGTGCTAAGAACACATAAGCACTTAATACATTTGCTTGTAAATATGAAATTCTACCTATATTAAAATACAAGTATCTAATATAAGATTTAAAGTGAATACTTCTTACATCATGGAATAATTCATCAATTCTCTTAGGACGAATTGTTACATCATCTTCTGCAATTACAAGTATCTTCCTGTAAGCTGCTTCTTTCTTTTGTAAATCATATTCTACTCCAACTAGACGTAATAACCAACCTAATCCAATTAAGAATATTGTTCCTCCAATACTCCAAACTAAAGCACCAGTTACTAGTCCATATTGCCAATCACCAAAAAAGAAGATTGGAATACCAACTGATAGTCCTAACAGAATAGGAACAAATTGTACTAGAACCATTACTGATTCAATTAAACTTGTACCAAGTCCTTCCATAATACGACTAAACTTAATAGTATCTTCTTGTACACGCTGAGCTGCGCCTTCAATGGTACGTGCTTTATCGTATACGCTATGATACCATTCAACCATTGCTGCTCTCCAACGGAACAAATAGTGTGCAGTAAAGTAACTAACAACTACGGCAATCAAAACATAAATTGCAGCCAAGTAAATAAAAGTTCCTAAACTACTCCAATATTCAGTAATTGTAATAGCGTTTGGTGCACCAAGTGCTTTTTGAATCATATCGTAAAACTGTCCAAACCATTCGTTAATTTTAACGTCAATTTGAACTTGTATCCACAATGAACTTAAAATAACAGCTGAACCCAGCCACGACCATAATCTCCATTGTTTTTGTGTGAAAAATCTAAACATTTTCTTTTCCTTATATAAAATGTAGAATTAACTACATACATATCTATTTATCGTAGCAATAGGATGTCTAATTTGCATAAATACAATATAACAAGGAAACCTGCATGCCAAGATTAAGTTTATATAAACCATTTAAAGGTAACGACTATAAGTTTATGGATCACGCAATACGTGAACAATTCGATATAGGCGGTACTGGAATACACGTACACAAGTACCTAGGACCAGATCCTAAAAGAGATAGTAAAGATCCTAGTGAGCCTAATTATGGCAGTGGACTTGAGATTGATAATATTACAGGCGAAGAAATTAATCCTGAAGGTTTAATTGACGAAACAAACATACAAGACTTACTATTCATGGAAAACAGAGATCGTAAATACGATCCTGATGTATTTGAACTACGTGGTGTATACAATGTTAGTGACAATGACTTTGATTTAACACAATTTGGATTATTTTTAACAAACGATACACTGTTTATTAGTTTTCATATTAATGATATGGTAGAACGTATGGGTCGTAGACTTATGCCAGGTGATGTAATTGAACTACCACATTTACGTGATGAATTATTACTTACAAACGACAGAGATGCTATTAATAAGTTTTATGTTGTACAAGATGCCGCAAGAGGAAGTGAAGGTTTTTCACAAACTTGGTATCCACACATTTGGCGTGTTAAAGTAGCACCACTAACAGATACACAAGAATACGCAGATATACTTGGTACTGCTAATGATCCAAATAGTCTTAAAAATGATATCAGTGCATACAAAACAGAACTTAATATTAGTAATGCTATTGTAAAAAGTGCTGAAGCAGCAGATCCGTTAGGATTGCCATTAGCTGATCATTTATTTGGCGTAGACAATAATACTAATGAATACAATCACGGAGAATCACTAGAACAAGGTGATCAATTTCCAGTTGTACCAAACGAAGGCGATTATTTTGTAAGAACAGATTTTACACCTAATAGACTTTTTGTGAGACGAGGTAACAAATGGCATAGACTATATGATAATGTTACTGATCAAACATGGAGTGATAGAACATATAATGCAAGTAGCTTTATCAATAATAATGCTACTACAGTTATTGACGATAAAGAGTTTCCTGAAAAGCAAGCACTTAGTCAGGTAATTAAACCAAAGAGTGATTTTTAATAATGGCACAACAATACTTTTACGATAAACAAATTAGAAGATACATTCAACAGTTTATAAGACTGTTTAGTGGATTCAGTGTCGAAATGGGTAAAAACGATCAAGACTTATCTATATTTCAACAAGTACCTGTACGTTACGGAGACATCAACAGAATGGCTGCACACATAACAAGAGAAAACAGTGAAAATATTATCAATACTGTTCCATTTATAAGTTGTTATGTAACTTCATTAGATATGCTACCAGAAAGACGTACATACCAAGATCATGTTGATAAGGTTCAAGTTTTTGAAAAGAAATATGATAACGAAACCGGAGAGTATACTAATGAACGAGGCAATAGCTATACTGTTGAAAGACATGCACCCGTTCCTTACATGCTACAAATGAATTGCGACATTTGGACTTCAAATACAGATCAAAAATTACAGTTAATGGAACAAATATTAGTATTATTTAATCCTACATTAGATATAAGAACAAACGATAGTCCAATCGACTGGACTGCATTAAGTCATGTAGAATTAACTAATACAACGTGGAGTACTAGAAGTGTAGGATCAAGCATAGATGATATTATTGATGTTGCAACTTTAAGTTTTAATATACCAATACATATTAATCCTCCAGCTAAAGTTAAACAACAAAAATTAATTCATACAATTATAAGTGAATTATATAATTTAGATGACACAAATTTAGACTTGTTCAGAGAAGAAAAGTCTTTTGATACGCAAACATTACAATATACTATTGTAACATACGAAGATAGAAAAGTGAAATACGAAGATGGAACTTTACAATTATTAAATGCAAATGGGCAAAAACTTGACAACGATGGTTTAATACTAGACTGGACAAAAGAGTTAAAACCCTTTGGTGTATTAAGAACTGGAATAAGTCAATTAAGGCTTAGAAAAAATTCAGTTACAAATCCTAAATCAGACGATATAATTGGTAAACTTGATTTTCATCCTAGTAACCCAAATCTATTAACAGTTGATGTAGATCAATCAACTTTACCAACAAACACACTAACGGCTGTAAATGCTATTTTAGATCCAGTTATTAATTATCCTGGAGATGGAACAGTACCAGCTGCCGTACTAGGACAACGATATATTTTAATTAACGATACTCCTAGTAATCAGTTGTTAAATGTTGTTGCACACAAATATGATATTATTGAATATAATGGTTCGGCATGGAATGTAAGTTTTGATGCTTCAACAACTATAGACACTCAATATGTAACTAATGTGGCAAGTAACGACCAACTTGAATGGAACGGCAAAGAGTGGGTTAATAGTTATGAGGGAATTTACAATGCAGGATTCTGGAGACTCTATCTCTAACATCGACGACCCATGTGACGATGTAAGCCATTGGATAGGAAAAATATGATAATAGCAAGTGGTTGTTTATTTTTAAGCACAGACACTGGAAGAATAATGCTTCAGCAAAGAAGTGGTGAAGTTAATCACCCACGTACATGGGGTTTTTTTGGAGGTAAAGCTGAAAAAGGTGAAAGACCAAATGAAGCACTACTGCGTGAAATAGAAGAAGAACTTGGATTAGTTCCTGATATCAAAAAAGTTATTCCTATTAATAAATTCACTAGTCCTAATAAGAAATTTGTTTACCATACATTTTTAGTTACAGTTGAGGAAGAATTTATTCCTATTCTTAATAATGAAAGTGATGGTTATTGTTGGATTAAAATTGGTAATTGGCCTAGACCGTTACACCCTGGTGCAAAAATACAATGTAATTCAAAACAGTTTGTTAAAAAGATAAAAACAGTATACGAACAGTTTACTACATCTTTGGATTAATAATACCCATTTCTTTTCTATTAAATATATTATTTAAAAAAGAATTAAATACTTCTTCACTATCGTATTGATGAATATCACTAAAGTCTGGATCAATGTCATACATCTCAGAGTTTGTTCTCATGTTATGTGAAAAACCCAAAGCAGTTGCCGTTTCTTTCCAACCATAATAACGTTTTAAATCAAAGTTATTTTTTATTTCATCACATTCTATAGCAATTTGTTGTAACATTCTTTCATCATTCTTATACCATGTATATATTGGATATGTGATATTCCATCCACCTACATGTTTCCACCAATTAAAACATTCTTGTGGCGTATCATAAAAAGACCAAAACCTTGCTTTTGGAAATAGTTCTTTTAACAATGGTAAATGATAACTGAACCAATGACTTTTAATAATTTTAGTTCCATAATCCCAATCTGAAAATGGTGCTTTAAATTCTTGTATTATTTCTTCTTTAGTTAATGTATCCAATACGTCAAACTTATGTCCTACTGGATTATCGGGTCCCCAATAAGCACCTCGGTGCCAACCAACAACTTGTCCATCAACTTTCTTTCTGTATACAAAGTTATTTTTATTATCAGATAAATTAATATCTTTGCATATAAGACTAAGCATACGAATTGCTCCACTCCATCTAGAACCCGGAGCTCCTGTAACTATAATTAAATCTTCGCCCTGATATTCCATTAGTTTCCTTTATTAATTTCTTCTAAAACTTTGTTTGCAAGATATTCATGTGTCTTAGGTCCTGGGTGTGTTTGGTCTCTTCCTAAGTCTATCATTTCTTCTTTACTGTATTGTATTGATTTAATGTGTGTTGGCTCGTAATCATAAAACCAATGCTTTCTTCTTTCATTTGGTTCTAGTATATAATATTGTGCATTTGGAAATGATTGTAGTAATGCTAATTCAAACATTTTAAATATTTTACCATTACTTTGTTTAAAAGTTTCTCTAACAAGTTTTCTAACCTTTTCATCTTTTTCTTTTCTTAACCAAAATCTCATAAGCCAGTTAGTATCATTAACACCCCAAAAATCAGTAAGTATAACGTATTTTGGATTAAGTTTAAAATCAAATAAATTATCTGCCATGTCTGTTAATGTATCAAAATCACTTATGTTAAAATGATTCAATGATAATTTTTTAGAAAGCAAATATGGTATACTCATCTCATACGGTATTCCAGTTCCTAGTAATAAACTTCCACCTGCAAATACTATACCAACATCAGTTAAATCATCTGGGCCTCTGTATCCGTATTTGTTCCATGTATAGCTAAAGTCTAATTCAGCATTATTATCCCAATCAAGTTCTTGTATTGCATTAAAAGTAAAATGGTCAGTTCCATTTTCTCCTATTTTACATTTGTTTCCTGTATCATGTCTGCCATAATATTTTATTGTTTCGTTTGGCAATCTTGGTTGTTTTTCAGATTTTTCTTTTTGATTATAAAAAAACTTTGGATCTACTTCAGGAAAGTCGTTTTCTATCATACTTCAATAATCCTATTAGGGTCTGGATTGTCAATCATGTGTTGTACTTTATCATTAATGAATCCAGTAAATTGAAACGTAACTCTTGGAGTATATCCAAAGTTAGCTGTTCCATGTGGCATGTTACACCAGTCATATGTTATACACTCACCTGCTTTATATTGATGATAATATGTATTACCGAATTGCCATACATGTCCATAATCCCAATCTTGCAACATAACTAAAAATCTTCTTAGCTTTAAAGGATTTTTATCTGCGCCAGCTTTAGTCCATACTTCACGCCAACCGGGTCTTGCATATCTCATTTGTTGATCAATATGAATAGGAGTAACTTGTCCTAGCCTTTGAATATGTAATCTAGATTGATGAACATCTACTCCTAGTGCATCTATCATTCTAAGTAGTATTGCATACTCTGGAGATTCGTTACGTTTTGCAAAATAATTCTTTCCATCTTTATCAAATTTTGCTCTAACGACCATGTCATGATACATACTACTTACATCTTCTTTTCCAGAAGCAAGTAGAACATCTTGTATTTCGCCATCATGTAAATCTTTATCTTGTTTGCTTAAATTACGCTGTCTATAATTTCCTATAGTCATTTCTGTTGCAGTTTTTAATGCGTGTTGTACTGCTTCACTAAAATCTCCTACAAATCTACAAGGAACAACAAATGTTTCTTCATGTGGATCAGCAAAAGTATCAAAGTGCCAATCAGCACGTAATTTATTATGCTCCCATCTACTTGGAACTCCATCTACTTTAAAGATGTTATCCATTTTGTCATGTTTTTCCATCTGATCATTGCTATACATTTCGTCTTTGTATGCTGAATCAGTTTGTGTATTACCTTCTTGATGCTTATGTTCTGCTTTTTTGACTGCATCAACAAGGTCATCTATTTTGTCGCCACTATAGTAATTTTTATCTGTTTTTTGTTTCATGTTAATGTTCTTTACAGTTTGGTAACATACTAATAATTGTCTTTAAATTATTTTCAGTTAAAAACACACTCATCAATATATGATATATGTCGTCTGACATAGCAAAGCTACCGTGTTGTTTTCTTGTATTTAATATATATGGAACACCGGGTTTAAAATCTATGCGTTTGTTTTCGTATATAAAATTCCACTGGCTAACATCTGTTTTATTCAATGGAATGAAGATTCTAATTTGTGGATTTAATCTATATGCATCTCTATGCATACTAAAAAATGAGCCTGCGTTCATGTGTGCGGCTCTACATCTGGCTAAATTTTCCCATTTAGTAAAAAAATCAATTATTGATGGGCAATTGTGTGTATTAGTATTTGGCTCTTGATATTCTGCGTGTTTACCTTTGTGATCAAGTGTTAAATCACCTATTGGTCCTGTTAGATTTACTCCACGTTTTCCATTAGGTCCTTGTTCCCATTCTAGTTTTTTAAGTTCATTGATAGCCTCTTCTGAATCAAATTTATAATCTAATTCAAATATATCTCCGTAACTATTCAGA